TCTAAAGTGGCTGACACCAAACCAAATCATAGCAATACTGTGCTAAGAAGTAAGCACACATCGGCGCAGAGGATAAACTGCGTAATCAACAACCAATCGTCGAAGTTCATAATACCGACGTTAAACCAAAGGAATATGAAATGAAGGCTCGTGGAATCGTAGTAATCGACTATGACATCGATGGCGGCTTTAAAGAAGCTGCAGAGGAACAGGCACGGTTAGAAGAAGCAATCGCTGCGATTGTTAAAGGTAACAAACGTGTCGTCTTCCATCAGGTAGACATGAAGGAACGCCGGGGAGACCAAAGCCCGGACATCAGCAAGATGAAGTTCCGTCAGAACTAACTGTTCTCACAACACAATTTAAAATAAGGCCTCTAGTCGAAAGATTAGGGGTTTTTTTATTTCTTCTAGGTGTTATTCTAAGTGGCACAATTAAAACCATTGAGGATGCAGACCTATGGAGCAACAACTAATAAAAACAATACTGAATAACGCCACTTATTTAGAGAATCAGGCTAACTTGCGGCGAAGTTTATTCAGCGAAGATTTCGCAGACATCTATGATTTGATTAAAGAGGCACACGGCAAATACGAACACGATATAAGCCCGGACGAAGTGTATAGCCTTTGGCTTTCACAGAACCCTGTGGCAACATCTGCAGAGATCCATGAGGTCCGTGATGTTGTGGACCAGATCAAACATGCAGAAGCTATCAGCTCTGACATTGCATCTGACGTAATCAATAACCTCTGGCGCAAGGACATAGGGCGTGAGGTAGCCAATCTGGGCATCAACATGTCTGAAGGAGATCCCTCTGCCCTACGGCGCTTACAGACGCTCCTAGAGCGTATTACAGACAGCTACATGCCCGATGACTTCGGGGATGACATCACCGATGACATTTACGAGCTACTCGCTGAAGTATCCGATGATAATAAGTTCGCCTTCAACATCTCTACGCTGTCCCGGCATCTGTACGGCCTTGGTGGTGGTGACTTTGCTATTGTAGCGGCTAGACCCGAAACCGGTAAGTCAGCGTTCATGGTTAGCATCTGCGCTGCACCCGGTGGGTTCTGCAGCCAAGGGGCCAAGGTTCTGTATCTTGGAAATGAAGAAAAGAGCATGCGTACTAAGCTTCGTGCGGTGCAAGCGTGTTCTGGCATGACCCGTGAGCAAATAGCAGAGAAGCCTGACTTAGCAAATTCTGTCTACATGAGCATCAGGGATAAGCTGATCTTCAAGGACACGCAGGATTGGGATCTGGATAAGATCAACGCCTACTGTGAGCGTGTGAAGCCAGACATCCTGATCATAGACCAAGCTGATAAGGTTCATATCGCAGGAAACTATAACTCTTCACATGAACGTATCCGTGAGCTTTATCGCAGCCTTCGTGAGGTAGCCAAGCGGCATGACTGTGCAGTGATTGCTGTGTCACAGGCATCCGCTGATGCAGAGGGCAAGACCCGTATCGATTTCTCCATGCTTGAAGGCTCCAAGACGGGCAAGGCTGCGGAAGCAGATGTGATCATCGGTATCGGTAAGGCCGCAGGTGGCGGTGATGATGAACAGAACACTGAGCGTTGCTTGTACATATCCAAGAACAAGCTCTCAGGCTTTCACGGGGCCATTTACTGCAAAATCGAACCAGAGGTGAGCCGCTATGCTGAGTGAGGATGATCTTAGAGAATTTTACGAAGAGCTACTGAAAGACAATCAGAAGCGTAGAGATGCTAACAACGAGACAAAGCAGAAGCTTATCAATCGTCAGATAGATCTCCTGCAGGAAATGATCCTAAACCAGAACAAGCTCTGGAAGCTGTAATGGGGAAGCGATCTGATTTCGAGAGACTGCCACGGGACTTTTACAAGACACCGGCGGCGGCAGTAAAACCGCTAGTACCACACCTGCAGGAAGTTCAATCTTTCTGTGAGCCTTGTGCAGGTGATGGTGCTTTAATCAAAACACTGATCGATGCAGGTCTAACATGCTCTTCAGCCTACGACATATATCCAATGAGCATTGAGATAGAGTGTCTTGATGCTCTGGATCTAAGTGAGCCGCATCTAGGGCGCACGGATGTTATAATTACAAACCCACCTTGGGACCGTAAGATCCTGCATCCGATGATCGAAACATTCTCAAACCTGCGGCCTACATGGCTCCTGTTTGATAGCGATTGGGTCCACACAAAACAGGCAATGCAGTTCCTACCCCGGCTTCGCAAGATCGTAAGCGTGGGGCGGGTCAAGTGGTTCGATAACACCACAGGCAAGGACAACTGTAGCTGGCATCTGTTTGACCGGCATGACCCAACAATAGCAACAAAATTCTATGGGCGGATGAAATGAAGAAGATATTGGTTTTAGACCTAGAAACAACGGTACAAACACTTGATGGTAAAATAGACAACGCACCCTTTAATCCAGACAACAGATGTGTTTCTGCACACTATCGCTGGCTGGGTGAGCCTGTCCAAACACTGGTATTCCATCATAATGATAAAGCTACCCCTGACAGCCCAGCGCCTCTGCGTGAAGCTCTGAAGCAGGCTGATATGCTTGTAGCGCACCACGCTAAGTTTGATGTGATGTGGTTGATGGAAATGGGCTTCAGTATACCAGATTGTATATACTGCACCATGATCGGGGAGTACGTCTTGGCTAAAGGACAGCGTGAGCAATTGTCGCTTAAAGCTACAGCCGAGCGCAGAGATGTAACACGCAAGAAATCTGATCTTGTAGACGAACTGTTTAAGGGCGGTACGGGATTTGAGGCTATGCCGCTCGACACAGTGATTGAGTATGCAGAAGCTGATGTTGTTGCCTGCGGTGAAATATACGAATCACAGCAAGAGGACTACGAAAAGCCTGAGAATCAAAGCATGCAGAGTGTGGTTACTATGATGAACCAGATGCTTCTGTTCTTAGTTGAGATTGAGCGCAATGGCGTCAAGATTGATAAGGCTGCACTTAACAAGATCGAAGCCCACTTCAGAGAGCGTTACAACTATTGTAACAACAGGCTGGATGAAATCACAGAAGAGGTCATGGGCGATAAGCCCTACAATCTTGCCTCTGGTACAGATCGTTCTGAGATCATCTACTCACGGCAGCTAATAAACAAAGATCTCCACATTAAGATGTTCAACATCGGCACTAATGCTGCCGGTAAACCTCTGTACCCGCCACGCATGAACCGCAAAGAGTTTAACGATGCGTATCGGTCAAACACTAAGGTGCTGCACAAAACTGATGTAGTATGCTGTGACCCCTGTGATGGAAGAGGCCTGATCCAGAAGTACAAGTCTGTGACCCGGCAGAAGTTGGGCAAGAAATACAAGGTGCAGGGTGAACCGTACAAGAACCTGTCCAAGTGTCCTGAGTGCAAAGGCGTAGGCGCTTTCTATGTACCTAACGGTAAGGTTGCTGGACTCAAGCTCAACCCTACTGGCCCCAGTGACGCATCCTTTAATGGCTTTAAAACAGATAAGCACACGATCAAGCTTCTGATCGAACAGGCCCGGAGAAAGCGCAATGACCTTGCAGTAGAGTTTCTGGAACTGATGTCAGAGGCGAGTGCTGTTAGTACCTATTTAGATAGTTTCATTGCAGGTATCGAAACATGGACCCGCCCAGACGGTATTCTGCATGCACAGTTCAATCAGTGCATCACAGCTACTGGTCGCCTGTCTTCTACCGCACCTAACCTGCAGAACATGCCCAAAAGAGGTTTCCCTGTGCGTGAGGCTATGGTGAGCCGCTTTAAAGACGGTCTGATAATTGAGAGTGATTTCAGTGGGCTTGAATTTGTTATGGCAGGGGAACTGTCCCGTGACCCACAGATCATCAAGGATGTGCTGGACGGTAAAGACCTACACAAGCAGACTGCTTCTATCATCTACCAGTGTGAGACATCTGAGGTCACTAAGGACCAGAGATCCCAGTCGAAGGCCTTTAGTTTCGCACCCATTTATGGCGGGACTGGGATGCAGTACGAGGCCCATATATCTCAATACTTCCGTGAGTTCTTCACTATCTACAAAGGCCTTGGGGCTTACCACAAGAAGCTCACAGATGGTGTACTCAAGACCGGTCACATCCAGATCTTCTCAGGGCGGCAGTTCTTCTGGCCTAATGAGGAACGCCGCAAGAATGGTCGCACAAAGCACTACACCCAACAGGTGAACTACCCTGTGCAGTCTGCAGCCACCGCTGACATTGTGCCACTTAGTTGCATCAGAGCATTCCGCAAGTTCAAGGAACTTAACCTGCGCTCTAAGCTCGTTCTGACGGTACATGATTCTATTGTGGTAGATACCCACCCTGATGAAGAAGAACAGGTCAAAGAGGTGCTGCAGTGGGCTATGGAGAAGGTCACAGAAGAGGCAAAAGAGCTTTGGGATTATGACTTTATTCTGCCCCTCAAAATAGAAACATCCCGTGGCAAAAATTGGCTGGATCAAGTCGAATATGATTGACTACTGCCACTTAGTAATGCCATACTGTAGTTCCAATCAATAGAGGATCGAATCGAGATGAATGATCTTACAAATGTAAATCAGCAAGACCTACAGGCTATGAACGAACTGTTAGGCACTCAAGTAACAGGCGGCACTGGTGGAGCGATTGTTCGTGTTCCAGAGCTTAAAATAAACTCACGCTCACGGGACAAGGATACTAAGAAAGCTATCCCAGAAGGCTCCTACTTCCTGACCAACATGGATCAGAAGGTGTATGGCGAGACCGTTACGTTTCGCCCATTAGCTACACACCTTCAATACTTCCATTGGGATGAAATTGACGGAAAGCGCACACTGGTGAACAAGTCTATCGCTATCCCAAGTCCCCGTGATGAAGCCCGTGACATTAAAGGCGGCATTGCATGTGGATACCCTTCATGGGAAACGCTGCAGGAAATGGATTATGCTGACGCTAAAGTATACAAGTCCATGAAGCATCGTGTCACCCGTGGGCTGGTAAGCTACGATGGTGTGACCGCTGATGGTGAGAAGGTTTCCATTGAGAACCAGCCTTGCATCATGTTCCACAAGAACAGCACGTTTGGCGGCTTCTGGAA